AACCACCAGCCTCTAATACACTTTCGGAGGGTTGCTGTCCAGCACGAATTGCCGCCACTCTTGCTTTCAGTTCAGGCGAATCAGCAGGCACACCATCAGGGATATTGTTGATAGTGATGCCGTCTTTTGTCGTTATTGAATATGGCATATCAATAATCCACAGTTACATTGGGCTGATTAGCCGCTGGTGGGTTTACTGCCCCCCTGCCGCCACCAACTGGTTCAGGGCCAAATACGTTGTCAGGGTTGAGTTTGTAATTGGTTACAACAGCACTCAAATCCTTTCTATCTTGATCGGCTTTTTTCTGTGCCGCCTTAAGGTATTGCTGTGCTAAATCAACATACTCTTGACGCTGTTTAGAATCTAACGTGAATAATTGACCACTTTGCAATTTCTGCGAAGTGTTAAGTAGTCTTTCATAAAGACCAGCAGTATCTCGTGCTGTCGCAAATTCTGTCTCCCGCACCACAGAGCCAGGGTCAAGCATCTTCATAAACCCAGTAATCAATGCAATATCGCCTGGCCCAGTTTTAGCTTTTGCCGATGCATTAATGTTGGAGAAAGTTGTGCCAAGTTCACCATAAACTTTTGTGCGAGCCTGAAATTCCTTGCGTAATTTTTCTTCTTGCTCAAATACTTTTGCTGGGTCAGCGCCACCAGTTTTCTTAAAGTTTTCCAACTCTAAAACTGCTTTTTTGGTTTCGACTCCAAGTTTGTTTGTCCTTGCCAGCACTTCATTTGTCTGCGCTTTTGTCAAACCCAAATCTGCGCCACGTTTAACAATGGCATCAACTGCTTCACGCTCTGCATATTTAGCTTTAACTGCCGCTTGTTGTGCATCTGCTGTTGCTTTTAGGGCATCTGCGGCGGCTTTTTCCTTTGCGGTGGAGGCTGTGGCCTGTGCAGTTTTAGCATCAGCCTCGGCTTTATCAGCTTTAGCTTTAGCTTCAACTAATTCACTTGGTGCTTTTGCTTCTGCCCTGATTGTGCCAAGTGTCTTATCAACATTTTCTAGGTATTCTTTGCCACCAGGCAACTGAGCCATCATCAATCCAATCGTAGTTTGCGCCCCAGTTGGATTTAGATCAATCAGTTGCAAATATGTTTCTGCGGCTTTTGCATCGTTTTCACGACCAGAATTCCTCAACGCAACAGCTTGATCTTTTAAGAGGTTTTTTGCAATCTCTGGTTGACCAGCCTTCAAAGCAGAAAAAATTTGCCCTGACTGTGCAAGTCGTGTTTGTTGTTGCTCACCAGTCATCATTTCAAATGATTTGCGAACACCCTCAGCCTGATCTTTTGGCAAGAATGCAGTTACCCGTGCATAGTCTTCTGCTGTTGCATTTGGGTCTTTAAAAAGATTCTCTAATTCAGTTTGTTTTTCTTGTGCTTTCACTAATGCTTGACGTTCAAGCTCACGCTTTTGCTGTGTTGCTTGAATAGTCGCCACATCCGAACCGAGTTTAAAACCGCCCAAAGCCGCCTCAAACGGACTTTGCACATCAGTTGCATAGTCAATGGGTTGAATGAATGGGTTTATGGTTGCCATGTTTTATCCCTTAAAACCCAAAGCCCACACCTGCTTTACCGCCAGCACCATATTGGAAACCAAGCATCTGAGCAGGCAAGTTGAAGAGTTGGCCATAAGCCTTTGCTTTTCCTAGTGTTCCACCAGCCTGTGCCGCACCTTGTTGAGCCAATAAGTTGGAAATATTTGTACCTGTTTCAACACCTTGTGCGCCAACACCAGCGGCAGCCGCTTGACCAATTTTCAAAAGATTGGCTTGTGTTTCACGCCCAATATCTGAAAAACCACCAAGTCTTCCATACTGGCGTTCAATTTCCTCTTGCAACATTTGTGGCCGAAACTGACTTAATGCGGCCTGTATATTCCCACCACGCAAGCCACCAGTAGCTGATGCACGTTGCAATAAAGCCTCTTCCCCAGCTTGAACTGAGGCTTGGAAACCACCACCAGTTTCAATTTGTGCAATCGCTTGTCTTTGTCTTTCAGGGCCAAGGACACCAGCCAATGCTTGCTGTTGCTCAAACGCTTTTGGTCCTGCTTCAGCATACCCTGCATATTCAGTCATTGCTGGTACACCAACATCAACATACGGCTTCAAAAGGTTTTGTAAAGCATCAAACTGCCTGCGCTGTTCTTCAATGCCTGCTTCAGCCGCTTGAGATTGAACCGCAGCCGCTTGTCCAGCAGCTTTTGCTTGCTGTGAACTTCCAATTAATTGACTGCCACCTACTACTAGGGCTGTTATTGGATCAGGCATTGCCGAACTCCTTTAAATAATCTTCTAGTGTTTCGCCATATAAAGCCATCACATGATGACCGTGCTTGGTAGCAAAACCAGCCCCATGCACCAGCGAGACCGCCATCAAAATCAAATCGTAATACCCAGCTCGCCACATGAACGACTTAGCATCAGCTTGTTTATTGCGCTCTGCCGTGTCTGAGGCTTGCCACTTGAGAATCATTGTCGCCAGCAAGGGCGTTAAATGATTGCTGTTGCCGATAAAAAATGCGTTCTGGTGCATACCCACCAGTGTGTTCCAAATGGTCGCATTCAGGTCTTCTCGTGCTACTGGGTCGCCATCTGCTACGTCATCAAAGACTTGGATTGCGTCATAGACCATTACCAACCATTCAACGGCTGGTTGGGGAAGCATAAAAACCTTGGTCAGGTTCTCTCGCAGTCCATCGGTCATGCACAACTCCTATACAGGGCAGGCCGCTGGATGCCAGAACTCAGCGACTGAATTTTCGCACAATTTGACAAAAGGTCAATCCTCATCTTCTTGATCTTCCCAAGCCTGACAAACCCGCATATCGTTGCAAATAAAGTCCAGCTTTTCGCAGTGACCCCTGAAGCCTGCGCCTTTGTCATAAGCCGCCATCGGGATGCGCTCAATCCGAACTTGGGTCATAAAGCTGTTGTCGTAATACTCGCAGTTTGAGCAATGCTTACGCCGTGCGTCTTTTTCATCACACTGCATAGCTTCTGCCAGTCCTGCGTAAAACTCCTTGTTTGCACCAGCTTCATTAGTAGGCATTTCAGGGCCATAGTTCCAGTCAGCAACCGCAACGGCATAGTTCTTTTTGTTTTGGGCATTGGTCAAAAACTCCTCTTCCATCGGCAGGCCATTAAAGCCCCTTGGAATAACCATAAACTCTTTCATGCTGTTCTCCTTAACTGATTTCTCGGCCTGATGCTCGGATGGTTAGGGATGTTCCCGCCCCTGCGATTGTGGAAATAAACCCACCAGCCTCCAGTGCTTGCCCCACCAACTCGGGACAGGTGTAGGTCTCATCTGGCACGATGGTGCGTGTGTCGATAATCAGGTTTGATGCCCCTGCTGAACCAGAGACAGTGACCAAGTTGCAACTGAAAGTCACATTGTTGGCACTGGTGTTGGTTACCGTGAACTTGTCAATAATTGCCTTGACATTTGTTGCGGTATATTGGGTGGTTTGTGCGTTTTCTGCCTGCTTTGCAGGGATTAGCACTTTTACTGTAACTGTCATTGGACACCTCCGATATTATTTGAAACTGTCAGGATTATGGACGGAATAGCTGGAACTGGTGGGGTTGCGACAACAGAAAGTAATTCAACACTTAGGTCACTCACCGAAAACATCAGTTCAACATAGTCATTGGCCTTCAGGTCAAAAAAGTAATTTAGCGATGAAAATATCTCACCGTTATTACCTTGAATCCTTATCTGGCTTGCACTGTCTGGCACATCTGTTCCGTTGAGCCTAAACCAAAAATAAAACTCTGCCGTGCCACCACTGGTCTTATCCAACTGAAACGATGTGTCAAAGTTATAAATACCCTCGCTGTCCACAATGATTCTTGATGTTGGGCTGCCAATAAATACCCCATTGCTCAAGTCAGTGCTGTTAAACGTGATGGCTTTGGCTGTATTGATAACTGTCGCTGTCTGGGTGGTGGTGTCGTAAAACGACCCATATCTTGCCCGTTTAAACTCCCGTGGTGGTGGTGTCATCTGCAAACCCTCAACCGCTTTATTCAACTTGTCCACCAGCGCCAAAGCCTGATTTGCTTTGCTTTCAGCCAATGCCACAGTCACCGCAGTTTCTTGCGCCAGCAAAGCAATCCTGTCCAATGCGTTCTGCGCCTTTGCGCCCAATGCTGCATCATTAACTTCAGTCTCTTGCGCCAAGGCAATGATCTGCGCCAAGGCATCATTTGCTGTTGATTGGGCTGTCCCTGCGGCAATATTTATCTCAAGCACCACATCGGGCGCAATCGCATCAACAGTCGAAAACAATAACTCAAACTGCCTGATTTGCTGTTGATCAGTCAGAAATGTGGCAAGCTGGTCACGGGTCAGGTTCAGCTTGCGGGAGATGGGTGCGGTTGCCATTAGTAGGCCAATGCTTCAATCTGCGCCTCTAAGCGCACATAAGACACATGGGCATCACTATCGCCACGGAAACGTTGGATGCGCCAGTTCCTCATGTGACCCTGCTGAAACCAAGCCAAACGCCTTCCTCGGTTACCAATTGTGCCGATATAGATAAACTTTTCCTGTGAATAAGTTTGACCGTCAAGCGAGTAACTTGTGCTGATTTGCGGGTTATCGCCCAGCGCAATGCTTCCAGTTAAGCTGACCAGTTCCATCTCGTTAAAGATTGCTCCATTACTTTCGTTGTAAACAATCAACGTGCCAAACTCCCATCGCACCTGTTGACCCCAATGATGGCCTGTGTCCTGCACCAAGTACCCGATACTGGCGCTTTGCGGGTCACCCACCATCCACTTGTCGTAAACCCAAACCATGTTTCTGGCTCGGTATTGTGCAAATCCAACCAAAGTCGTTGTCAGGGTAAACCAAACAGCCGTTTCTAAGGCTTTGGATGCAGAGGCATCAAAGACTATCGTGCGGTCAGGCAAATGCACATAAAGATGCTCATGGTTCTTATCATTTCTTGCTTCTAGCTTGACCAAGGCCAACTGTGCCTCGGTGTACTCCAGCAAGAGATTGTCGATTTCTTGTGTGCTGATTTTCTCAGTCACGGCTGATGCGCCAACATAAATGCCTGGTGCTTCATTCCTTGCACTGCCCAAAAAAGCAATGCGGTCAATAAACACACAGCACCCTTGAGTGCCAATCACGCCCTTTTTCC